GCGGACGGAAAGCCCGAGCCGCTAACCCCCCGTTTCCAGAAACGAATCCGGGGTAGTCTGCGTTTCTGCACACTTACGTTTGCCCGCACGATGCAGACCGCAGCCTCAGCCGCGGGAACACCGAAGCGATACCACCACACCGCAGCCTCGCGTAGCGCGCGATCGATTGCGGGGTCACCTACCTGGACTGTGCGCATACCTGGCACCTCCTGCCCACAGTTTGCGCACCGTCGACGGTACCGTCAAGCCGCATCTATTTTGCACAAAGTTTGTTAAACGTGACACGCAAAGGTCTTGCATAAAGCTTGACAACCTTGGACCGGCGGTGTATCTTGATTTCACCAGCGCAGCACCGCTGGCAACAACAACCGACCTCAAGGAGACACCACCATGCACTACGCCGACACCATCACCACCGCCGTCCACACCAGCGCCCGCAACGACGTGTCCGTCACTTTGCGCGGTATCGACGACATCGACGACGCTCGCCAGCTCGTCGAGGACGCGTTCGACGACCTGATCGGCGACGTCTACGCCAACTACGAGATTGAGCAGCACGACGACGGCGAGGGCGTGACTGTGCGCGGCTACTCACGCTTGCACAGCATCGTCATTCACCTTTGCCGCTGATCGCGCCGCAAACCACCAAGGAGGACACAACCATGCGCCACCAATGCCGCGACTGCCTGACCGTCACCGCCCGCCCTGAGCGCTGCACCACCTGCGCAGCGTCGCACCGCCGAGCCGAGCTCTTTGTCGCCGCGATCGAGTACGCCTTGATCGTCGGCTTCTTCGGTCTCGCCCTGCTCATCGCCGCGGCCCTGTCATGAGCCGCCAGCTCCGGCACAGTTGGCAGCTGCTCGGCGACGCCGTCTACCCGTGGTCGCGGTACCGTTGCCGCATCTGCGGCGCGAACGTCGAGGCACGTTACGGGCCACCGTCGACGCTGTACCCGATGCGGTGGGAGGGCAAGACGATCGACAGGTTTGAGCCGCGCCCCGATTGCGTCGGGCCGAACCGACAGGTGCCGACGTTTCAGCCGCGGGTGCTGACGTTTCTCGGCAAGTGACCGTCGACCTGCAAGGGTTGACCCGTTTTCCGCAAGCTTGCCGCATGGGTCCGCAGAAGGCTAAACGCTAGACGTGCAAGCTTCTGCAAGCTTTGCAAGCTTGTTTTGTACACGTACACATATACACCCCTAAGAGGGTCTTACATACAGAAGGGAACGAGCAAAACAAGCTTGCAAACCTTGCAGACCCTTGCATAACTTTCTGCTTGACACACTCCAGCACCCCGTCTAGACTGCCTCGGCGGCACCGCTGCTAGCACCAGCAACCGCGCAAGAACACAGGAGACCCCGTGGACCTTCGACCGTCGACACCTGTTCGGTACCGTGCCCGACCCGCGTATTTGTCTCCGCGCGGTCTCGGGGTGCTTCGCGGTACCGGGCAGGTGTCGGCAGCCGAGGAGGCACAGTGAAGCTATCCGACCTGCCAGGACTCGACGACCTCGGGAACGCCGCCCGCCTTGCAGCCTTGCACGGCGACACCCTGCGTTACCTGCAAGACCGCGGCGAGTGGCGAGTGTGGCAACCGCCGAAGTGGCGTTCGCACCAGCCCGCGCTTGTCTATCGCAAGGCCGCCGACGTCGTGCGGCACATGCGGGACGAACTGCCCGACCTGTCCGACGACGCCGAGACCGACGCCAAAGGCACGCAGCACAAGAGCGCCAGGGCAGCTTACGCCGCGCACATCCACCGCACGTCGAGCCGTCGGGCGCAGGATGATATGGTGCGGCTGTGCGCGCACATGGAAGGCATTGCGTGCGTGGCTGCGGACTTCGACACCCGCGTGTTCGAGCTCAACACGCCTGCGGGAGTGTGGAGCCTTGCCGACGACGGCGGCGAAGGCCCGAATAAGCCCGAGTTGCTTCACAGCAAGTCGACGCGCGTTGCCCCGAACCCGTTCCAGCCAACGCCGACGTGGGACGCGTTCCTGCGCTTCGTGACCTGCAACGACGCCGAGCTCGCCGCGTGGCTGCAACGTGCCGTCGGCATGAGCCTTATCGGTCGGCAACAGGAACACGTGTTCCTGTTCTGCAGCGGCGACGGCGGCAACGGCAAAGGGACGTTCCTCAACACCTTGGTTGACCTCCTCGGCGACTACGGCCAGACCCTGCCGCCCAACATGCTTGTCGAGCGCAAGAGCGATGCGCACTTGACCGAGCTGGCCGACCTTGAAGGTTGCCGCATGGTCATCGGTACCGAAGTGCCGCGCGGGTCGGCGTGGGATGAGGTCAAGATCAAGATGCTCACGGGCGGCGACCGCATCCGCGCGCGCAAGATGCGGCAGGATTTGTACGAATTTGCGGCCACGCATACGTTTTGGATTAGCGGCAACGACAGACCAAGGCTTCGCGGCACCGACAACGGGATTTGGCGCCGCATGCGCGTGATCCCGTTCAACGCGAGGCTGACAGAAGCCGAAATGGACATCGAGCTCGACCGCAAGCTTGCAGACGAGGCCCCTGGCATTTTGGCGTGGGCGCTGGAAGGGTGCCGCCTGTTCCGTCAGCACAAGCTGGGCTGGTGCGAAGCCGTGCGCGCCGCAACCGAAGGGTATCGCAAGGAGGAGGACATTCTCGGCGGCTTCATCGAAGAGGAGTGCATCCTCGGAGACGGCGTGATGGTGACGAAAGAAGCTTTCCGCGGTGCCCTGCGCATGTGGCTTGAGGCGCGCGAGTACCGCCCGATTTCGGACCGCGCGCTAAAGCCCGATATGTTGCGCAAGGGTTTCACCGAACACCGCGATGGGACGGCTGGGGTGTGGCATTGGTGCGGCGTAAAGCTTCGCACGCGGTGGGACGTTGTCGTTGACGACGCGAAGGTGCGGCGATGAGGGTGCAGGACGCAAGATCTTGGGTGTCGCTTGTTGCCGGCGATCCCGACGCGTCCATGACATGGCAACTGTTCGACGACACCGCCGAGCGCGACCCGCGCAAAGCCCGCATCCTGCACGGGACGTTGGCCGAGGTCGGCGGAGAGCTGCTGCGCGCCAACCTCGACGGGTCTGGAGTGTTCGCCGCGGTCAACGCCTGCGATGGAAACGGCCGCAAATCCGCGAACGTGCAAGCCGTGCGCGCGTTGTTCGTGGATTTTGATCACGCGGTGGCGCCGACGTGGCACGTCCCGCCAAGCTTCACAGTCGCATCGGGCAGCGGGCCGCACGGGTACTGGCTTGTTGACGATTGCCCGCTCGACGGCTTCGCGCGTGCGCAGAAGAGGCTAGCCGCGCACTACGGCTCGGACCCTGTCGTTCACGACCTCGCGCGGGTCATGCGGGTTGCGGGGTTTTGGCACTGCAAACGCGAGCCTCGGCGGCAGGTGACAATTCACGCGGGCACGTGCGGCACCTACAAGCTTGCCGACATCCTGCGCGACGTGCCCGAGCTGCCCGTGGCCGATGCGCCGCCGCGACAACGGCTGGCGACGCAAGAGGCAACGGTGTCGTGGTGGAGGAACGTCGATGCACTGCGGGCCTTTCGAGAGTCGGGCCTTTACGGTCGCGAGATTGCCTACGGCAAGCACGCAATCCTATGCCCGTGGATACACGAGCACACGCAGAAGGACTTTGAGGCTCGGAGCGCCGACACTGTGCTATGGGAGACCTCAACCGACGGCGCCGCCGTGTTCCACTGCAGCCACGCCCACTGCGCGGGTCGGTACCTGGTGCACGCGCTCGCGGAAATCGGCGCCATGCTGTTGTAACGCTTGACACCGTCCAGCAATCAGCTAGACTTGACACAGACGCGGAAAGCACCGCGAACAAAGGGGACACAATGCCGATCGACACTTATCACGAACTGCCGGGCTTGAACTGGTCGCGCCTCAAATACGTGCTGGAAAGCCCGCGCGCGTACCGTCACGCCGTCGACAACCCGCCGTCCGAGACGCCTGCGATGGCGTTCGGTACCGCCGTACACATGGCGGTTTTGGAGCCCGAGCGCGCCGCCGTCGAGCTCATCACCGCCCCGTCGGAATATCTGACGGCAACGGGCCTGCTTTCGACCGCGAAAGCCGCGAAGGACTGGATCGGGACCCTGCCCGCGGACGCAATCGTGCTGACGCCTGCGCAGCGCATCGCGATCGACACGGTGTGCAAGCACCTTGCCGAGCATGCAGGCGCCAAGGAGTGGTTGGCGTTGGCCCACCACCGCGAACACGTCCTGACGTGGAAGGAAAACCTGTCGGTGTTGAAAACAAAGTCCGTGGTTGGAATTTCAGGCGATCCAGATACGGTCAACACAGTGGACTGCAAGGCCTGCGTGGACGCGTGGGGCAACGGCCTGCTGCTGGACGTCAAGACGTGGGCGCCTCGAGGTCGGTTCACTCCGCAGGCCTTCATGCGCGAAGCACTGTCGCGCAAGTACTTGGGGCAACTCGGGTGGTATTTCCGCGGTTTGGAAGCGGCGGGGCAGCCTGTGCACCGCATGGGGTGGGTCGTCATCCAGTCGACGGCGCCGCATGATGTGATGGTGCTGGAGCTGGACGTTGACGCGTTTGATTACGCCATCGAAGAGGCGCAAGAAGCGATCGACCTGTTCCACCTGTGGAGCTCCGAAGGCATGCCCGCGCACGGCGCATATCCCGAGGCTGTGTTGTGCAACCTGCCTGCTTACCTGCAGCGCGACGACCCCGCGGACAACGGCGCGGATCTGGAGGGTTTCTGAGATGGAAGCGCGCATCGTGGAAAGTTTCGACGCCTTGTTTCCTGGGCGGTTTCTCAAAGCCGCCGACCTCGGCAACGCCAAAGCCACGGCCCAGATCGAAAGCGTCGTCATCGAGCAACTGGAAGGCGACAAGGGTGTCGAGGACAAGGTCTTGGTGTCGTTTGTCGGCAAGCAGAAGCGGCTTGTGCTGGCCAAAATCAACGGCATTTCGCTGCGGGCGATGTTTGGAAGCGACGTGCGGCAGTGGATCGGCAAGCGCGTAACACTGTACGCCACGGCCGACGTAATGCCGCTGCGCCGCGGCGAGGCCTGCATCCGAGTCTACGGGTCGCCCGACATCGACAGGCCGCTGCCCGTCGAGTGGAAGCCCGCGAAGCGCAACAAGCTGCGGTGGGTGCTGCAGCCGACGGGCACGGCAACGGCTGCGCAGCCCGACACCGCAACAAACGACGACCTTGAGCCGTTCGTCACCGAGGAGGCATAATGCAAACGCAAGAACCCATGCAAGGCGTGTCCGCACGCATCACAGGCCGCGTGTATGAAGTCGCGGCACCGACAGGCAACGGCCCTGTGGTCGTGACGGTGCGGGTGTCGCACGGCAAGGACAAGACCACGGGTAACTACCGTCCGAGCAGTTGGTACCGCATCAAGTGCTTTGCGGCCAAGCAGCCGGAGTTGGCCAAGCTCAACCCGCAGAAGGATGACCTGATTACCTTTGAAACCTACGGCGGAACCGACGAGTGGACCGACAAAGAAGGCAAGAAGCGCAGCGATAAAGTGTGGTTTTATGTCGCTGCGACGAAGCACAGCAGCGGCGAAGCGTACCGCGACGACCGCGAAGCGAAGCCGCCGAGCGCAAAAGATTACGCGGCCAAGCGCGCCGAGTTTGCCCGCCCTGCCGATGCCGATGAGGTGCCGTGGTGATTGCGCTCGCACAAGGCCTGAGGGTGGCGGGAATTGACCCAGGCAAGACGATCGGCGTCTGCGTGTACGACACCGCGGCGGGAAGGGTAACGGATGCGGCACAATACCGCAGCCTAGCCGAGACCGTCGAGCACTGTCGGCGCCTGCTGCAATCGGGCATGTGCGACGCGTTCGCCATCGAACGCCCGCGCATCTACAGCCACGGCGGCAACGAGCTCGCCGACACGATCGAGCAATTCGGCGCCTTATGGCATGCAATTGGCGGTCGTGCGCCGTTGCCCGCGGAGACGCAGCAACTTCAAGGCGGTGTGTATCGGGTTGACGTACAAGGCTGGGATTTCGTCCGCCCCCTGTACGCCATCGAACGCCGCGCCGTGACGCGTGAGCTGTCGCGGGAAATGGGTGAGGACGTCCGCGGCGATGCGGGCGTGTGGGCGGTGCTTGTCGAGCTGCACGGCGGACGCGGTGTGGCAGACAGGCGCGCGGCAAAGGGTGCGGAACCCGGGGCGCTCGGCTTATTGCACGGCCTGCCCCACGCGCGCGCGGCTTTGGCGGTTGCCTGGGCTGCGGGACAGATTGAGATCGGCCAGACGGACGCATAGCCGTCCAAGGAGACAACAATGGAAGTGATTACACTGCAATATGTTGCGGCGCATTTCGTGTCGCTGTCGATAACGGCGCTTGTCAACGGCGATGCGTGGACGGCCGAAGGCGTGACCGCAAGCGGCGAGCGCGTTTTTCGGTACCGCGTGACGCTTCCCGAGCTTCTTGCGGATCTGCAAGCGTATGCTGCGCGCAAAGATGCCGAGCGCGTGTTGAACCTCGTGCGCGCAACGGAGGCCTGAGATGTTTTGGGCGGGCTTGGCGGTGTGGCTGTACAGCATCGAGGCGACAGAAAGCTTGGCAATCGTTTGCGCGGGCAGCTCCGAGTGCTTGCGGCTTGGTGTGTGGTGCGTGGTCGAAGCGGTAGCAAACGGTCAGTGCGAGGTGGTGCCGTGGTGAGAGATGCAAAACCGTGCAGCCGCGAAGGTTGCGACAAGCAGGCAAAGACCCGCGGTCTGTGCGCGGCACACTATGCGCATGCCCGATACCACCGCACGGTTGAAGAGCATCCCAAGCACGTCAAGCCGTCTTGCATCGTGTGCGGCGACCCGAACACAATCGCCCGCCAAATGTGCTGGCGCCACTACAAAGCTTGGACCCGCCGCGAAGGCAACGGCAAACCCAAGCCCGTGCAACCATGCACAGCAGGCGCAAAACACGTCTACACCCCTGCGGGCAAATGCCTGCGGTGCGGGTGGTCCAAGCCGACGGCGTCGAGCGCGCCGATCGCCCCGTAGATCTGGCCAGCCCAATCGCACAATCGGTCGGAACAACTGCGGGGATGTGTCCCGCCTGCGGTGTCGGCACGGTGTCGGCACCGCACGGCGGGGACGGAGAATTCATGAAGCAGACGATCGAGGTCGAGATCAAGCAAGCCGTGCGATGTTGGGTTGCGGTTGTACGCCGCAACGGCGTGTGGATCCTGCAAGCGCAAGCAGCGAACGAGCGCGAGGCGACGCAGGAAATCTATCTGCGACTGCGTGAGTTGCGCGACGGTATCGACGCGGTGTTGAGGGAGCTGTGATGGGCAAGCCGATGGACTGTGCCGCACTGCGAGAGGCCGTCGAGACGTGGCCCGAGCTGGATCGCCTGCGACGGCTGCGGGAGGCAATCGCACTGTGGCCCGCTTCGATCCACGAACAGTGGTGCAATATCCGCGCAGATTACCCGTGCGACTGCGGTCACACTGAGGTTAAGGTGGCAAGAGAGGCTGCACGGCGGCTGGTCGGTATCGAGGAGCATGCGCCGTAATAAAGCGATCCTGCACGATAACATCGGCAACGATACCGTGCAGACACAATCGCCGCCCACGGTGGGCGCGACAGCCTGACGGGCGCAAACGAGCTTTCCAAGCGGCTCCGCGACGTCAGGCACAGACGAGGACACATGCCAGGATTAGAAGCAATCATATCCGCCGTGATCTGGGTCGAGTCGCGCGGGGTGCCGACTGCGACGAACGGATGCTTTCGCGGACTGATGCAGGTGTGCACGCGATATGCGCACTGCACGCCCGACGAGCTCTACAATCCCGAGATCAACCGCCGCGAGGGCGAGCGGCTGCTTCGGTACTGGTACCGTCACAGCCACGGCGACTGGGGCAAGGCACTGGCCGCATACAACTGCGGCTGGGGCGGCCTTCGCGGTACCTGTGGCAAACACTACGCGGCGAGGGTGCTGCGTCTGGCGAGGTCGCTGTGATGCTGATTGTGTTGTTGTGCCTACTGCTGTCGGCCTGCGTCGCCGACCCTGTGACCCCGAGCGCGGACGCGGGTGCAGGTGAAGTATCGGATCCGTATGGCGATGGAGAGGTGCCGTGAGCTCGACAAACAGAGGAACGCAAAGGGCTGGGTTGGACTTCTATCCGACGCCTGATTGGTGCGCAGATGTTGCGATCAAGACGTTTGGGGCAGGCTTTACGCTGGACCCATGCGCGGGCAACGGACAGTTGTTGCGTGCAATCGAACGGGCCGGCGGCTGCGCTCGCGGCATCGAAATACAACCCGATCTTGCTGCGCAATGTCCTGGCATGTGTCATATCGGCGACGGTCTTGCGTTTTCATGGAGAGGCGAAAGCATCATCTGCAACCCGCCGTTTGCAAACGCGTTGGAATGGATGGAAAAGGCCTGTCGCGAAGCAGAAAACGCAGCCTTCCTCGTGCGTTTGGCGATGCTTGCCGGCAAGAAACGCAAGGAGTTTTGGGAACGCAATCCACCGTCGTCGATTTGCATCCTGTCGCAACGTCCATCATTCACCGCGACCGGCACCGACAGCGCGGACTATATGTGGGTCACGTGGAGCTACAAACGCAAAGGCCAGCCGACACAGGTTGCTTGGCTTGGAGGCAAGGAATGTTGAGACCGTACGATCTAACAAGGTGGCGCGGCATGGCCTCGCGATCCTACCGCCACGAGCTGGCCGAGCCAGTGCGCCAACTGTGCGACGAGGTGGAGCTATTGCAGCGCCAACTATCCGCGCTCGTCGAGGAGCTGCACCGTACCCGCCGCCACGCGCTCGGTCTCGATCTCCCGCATGATACCAACCGCAGAAGCGGCGATGGCGCGGACAAGCAGTCGGGCGACATCGGGAGCGACGCCGAGGTTGACAGCGTACGGCAGCACAACCAGCGATAAGCGATCGACGATTGACTCGTTGTCAGCCATCGCCCGTACCGCGCCGCCAGCCTCGCGCTTTGCCAAATCTGCCAGGCTCACGCGGCAGCCTCTTCGGCGGGCATGGCTTCCTCTTCGCCGTCCTCCATGAGCATCGCAACGGCCTCGAGCAGCGCCTCGGCAGCCTTCAAGCCCGCGTCACCCTCTGCGGCGGCGGCAGCCTCGAGCGCGGCGACAACGGCGTCGGCAACGTCGGCGGGGATGGCGCCTTCCTCGGCAAGGACGGCGACGGCTTCAACAGCGGCGGCGATTTGGGCGATCATTTCCTCGGACATAGCAACCCCCTAGTATTCGACCTTTTCGGCTTCGATGTCGACGAGCACCTTGCCGTCACATCCGACCGTTACACGACCCGCGGGCTTCGGTGCCGTCGGGTGCGAGGAGATAAGGATGGGCACGCGCTTGCATTGCGTCGGCCCGCATCCCGTGAAGAACCCCGCGACGCCGATGGAAATGGCAGCGATCGCCGCCCACTTCAACACAAAGACAGCAATCGGCAAGGCAATCGCCGCAACAACAATCGCTAACAGTTTGAGGCGCAGCAACACTATTGCACCTCGGCGGCGGTTGCGTCGGCAGGCTCGGCCGCGACGGTTGCGTCGGACGGCATCGCGCAAGGCGAGACGTCGGCGGGCAGCGCAGCGGGTGCATCCGCGACGGTCTGTGGCGCGGCTTCGGGTGCAGGTGCATGGCCGCCCGAAGTGGTTGCGACCGCGACCGCGACACCGACGACGGCAGCGGACACGGCCTGCTGCCACGTCGCGCCGTTCTGCAGACGGTTGGTAGCGTGACGGACGTTGAGCGCAAGCGCGTCGAGCAACGCCCACAGCCGCGGCGACTTTGCCTTGACCTCGGCGGGCACGGCTGCGCACACGGCAGCGTTGACGGCGACAACAAGCAGGACAACAGCTTCGACGGTCATCTCAACCCCCCACGTATGCGGCAAATAGGATCGGCTTGCCGTTGCCGACTGCGCCCACAGCGAACCACGCGGGCCGTTTGCGTCGCGCGATACCTTTGCCGCTGCTGCTGGACTCGATCGTCATGCAGGCGGCGACGTCCTCGACCACCCACACGTGGCCCGCGGTGCGCTTGCCGTTGCGGGTGCGTCCGGGGTACACACCGATGCAGCCAGGCACAGGTGCCGGGATTTGCCGCCACCGCTTGTTTGCGGTCTGGGCGTCGGTATAGATCGCGTCGGTGTTGTACCACCTGGAGCCGTCGAACTTGCGGCCGCCGTGGCAGCGCGCGACAAACGCCGAGCAATCGCAGCCCACGGGGAAACCGTCGAGGTCCGCGCCCATACGGTACACACACCGCGGCGCAGCGTCGGGAGTCTGTGGCCCCCACTCTTTCAGCAGCTCGAGCGCGCGTGGCAACAGCGACTTCACAGCTTGGCCTCGAGACGGGCAAGCGCGACAGCGTGCGCCTGCGTGGCATGCTCAACGGTACCGATGCGGCCTTCAAGCTTGTCGACGTCTACGCGCATCGCGGCGACGCGGCTGTCGTGTTCGGCGGTCCACCGCGTGAGCTTGACGAGGTTTGACCCGATCCACACGGCAAAGCCCGCAACGAACGCGACAAGGCTTGCGATGATCGGCCACAGCTTGATCACGGCTTCAAGCATCGCTGCCCCCGTTGACCGCCGTTTGGGTTTCGCGATGCAGGCCCCACGCGGCGAGTTTGTCCTCGACCTCTTCGGGTTCGCATACGGTGTAGTGCAGGCAAGCGCCAGGCTTGTGTGCGCCCCACGCTGCGCCGATGTATCCCGCGGCCATGCCGTCGGCAAAGAACACGGGAACGTCCGCGACGTCGCACGGTGCCGCATAGGTGCGCTTTTCCAAACGGTGAAACAAGGTCAACTTCATGCAACACCCGCGCGTTGGAGCAGCAGTTGCGAAATCGATGCAATCTCGGCTGCCGTGCGTGCGCCCGAAAGCACGACCACCGACGCCAGCCAACCCGTCATGGCAAACGAGGCGCCGCCATTACGGCCACCGATAGACAGAAGTTGAGAGCCAAACGTGTTGGTGTTATCAGCAGACGCCCAAACCGTCAAGGTTTGCAGTGCGCCATCTTGCGCAATTGCGATTTCGGAACCTGCTGAAGCCGCTTTGTTGAACACCGCAGCGTTGCAGGTCCATTTATCTTGTGCAAACATGTAGTCTGCACCGGAGAAATTGACGTTGCCTTTGAGTGCAGCGCCTGCTTGTGCGGCTCGCCCGTACACCACAAGGCCTTCGGTAGATGCATTGAAATCCGCTGTGCGCTCGAAAATGTTCTTGTTGCTGGCGTCTGTCAGCCACCGCACGGTGAACACGGTGACGGCTTGCACGGGCCACGACGTGGCAGCAGTAACCATGCCGTCGTTTACGCCGTCGAACTGCATCGACGCCACGTTGTTCTTGACGGCTCTTGCGGGTTGCTTGCTGGCCAGTGCCTGCGTGGCGTTCGCAATGCCCGTACTGTCAGACCACGTCTCGGCCGTCGAACCGAACGCAACCGGCGATGTCGAAGCGTCATACCACGCGAGCAGCGAGGGACCGAAACGACTGCGCAGATCCGCGGCCGCAATGCTTCCTCGCTCTTGCCGCGGGGCAAAGCGGTTTGCCGTGCGTGCTGTGCGTGCGGAAATCAACACGGCGACACCTCCTGCGCGGCGGCGGCCTAGTAGGTAACGCCCGTCACAAAGACGTTTGCGGTCGCGCCGACACCGACAAGGTTTGTCACGCGGACGGCAATGCGGGGTTGGCCGCGGATCTCGAGCTGGAGCAGGCCCCCACCGTTCGCAGCCGTGACGGTCGTCGTCGGGACGTCGGTGTAGAGCACCCAGCCGAGGCCGTTGTACAAGTAGACCTGCACGTCGACCGAGGTGCCGACCGTGACAGCGACGTTGACGTTGACGAACCTGTGACCCTTGGTGTAGTAGCCGTCGGTCGCAGCGGAGGGTGCAGCCTGGGCCGCTTGGATGTTGAGCGTTGCCCCGAGTTGGTCTAGTGCGCGGCCGATCGACATGGCGGAACCCTCCTGTGCTTCGGGCAGGATAGCGGATCTGCCCCTTGCCGTCTATACCTTAGAGCGTCTCAGGGTCGGTGATGGTGCGGCAGACGCGCATCGAGATGCCGTTGGTGTTGGTGGTCGACAACGCCTCCGTATACGGCGTGTCTTGAGTCGTGAGCTCGACGGCTGTATCGCCTGCCGTGAACCCGACCACGTCGAAGCGTTCGTCGGTGGTGGTGTCGTAGATAGCCGACGTGATTGTCGCCGTGCCGAACCCGACTTCGGGCGCGGCCGTCAACGACGGGAACAACGACCACGGCGGGTTCGCAGTCTGGCCGACCATACTCGAGGCGGTAATTGTGTGTGTCGGAGTCGAAGCGCGCAACAAGGCTTGGTCGCATGACTCGGTAATTGCAAAGCAGGCCGCCTCGGCTCCGACGTTGACGCGTGCGGCCCAATACCTGGTTGAAAGGTTTGTGGTGCTACCGTCGTAGGTATGCGCAGTGCCGGAGTACGGCGCAAGGGCGACAGCCTCGACGCGTTTGCATGCGGTCGCGAGCGCAGACGTTGCAGCAGGCGGTGCGGGATCCGTCCACACAACGACAGGGTCGGAGCTCGCAGGAGGCGTCCACCATGCCACTACGGCAAACACGTAGGTTGTATTGCCAGTCGTGTTGCTGCATTCGACTTCAAGATCGGCATGGGTCTGGCCGTTGTGTCCGTGCACGTAAATCGGCAGCGTTGCGGTTTCGATATTGCCCGTTGCGTTGAACGACACCGCGTCGCCTTGGGTGTTGAGCAGTTTGACGCGACCAGTTGTCGATCCCGCGGAAACTGCGGCGATGACCGAGACGTCCAGCACTGTGCCGGTTTTGGAGGCGTACGGCAGCCACGCTCGGGCGGGAGGCAAGGTGTATCCTGTGCCACCGCCGATTGCATCGGTGCACAAAAAGCGAGGGTTTGCGCCCCATTCCTGCACGAACGCGAACGCACACTGCACGCGGTCTTGGTATACGGCCGCGGACGAAACGCCGCAGCGGTTCAGCCATTCCTCATGTATCGCTGCTTGGTTCGCGGACTGCAGCAAAGTGTCGTCGAACGGCACAAACCCCGACGGCTTGACGCCTGCGGTTACAGGTGTGCCGGCAGGGTAGCATAGAAGGTGGTGGTCAGTGCGTGTGCCGGCGGCGGGTGCCGTGTATCCGACGCGGATTGCACGGACGTTTGCGGCAAGCGTGACCGCGGGCGATGTGTAGGTGGTCAGCGTTCCCGCGCCGCCCGTCACGACAGCAGCCGATGCGACGTTTGTCCACACTGTCGCGCCGCCCGCGTATGCCACGGCAGTATCCACCGACACCGTGACGGTTTGAGTCGCGGCCGAGCACACAAAGCGGTGCGCAAAGATGTAGTCAATGCCATCCGCGGACGGCGAAACGGGGATGTGGTACACGACATTGCGGCCCACGGCGCCTGTGCTGCAATACACTACTGACAGCATTGCAGGGCTGTGGTACCGATAGAGGTAGTTGGTGTTTTCAAGCGCAAGTTGCAAAGGCTGCTTGGCAAGAGGCGCGAGCAGCAGTTGCGACTGTTTGACGATGTTGAGACTTGACGGTGTCGTAAATGCCACGGCCTCAGCTCCACGTGCCGCCGTCGCCGACGTGCGCAAATTGGGACTGGAAGGTTACCGACAACCCGCCAGCAAGCAAGGGCAGCGTCACGTGCGAGTCGCCTGCAACGACAGTGTGGCCGCCGCTGTGGTTGTCCACCGTCAGCACGCAGAACCCGCCAAGCTTTGTTTCGGCGGTAACGCGGTGGGTCTGGTTGACCGCTTCGACCTGCCCAGGCCTGTAGTGTTGGATGTAGTAGTTGCCGCCGGTCGCCTGCCTGCATGCGGCAAAATGCGGGTAGTATTCGATCGGCACAGAAATCGACGTGGCATTGGCGGGGTTTGTCACCGCCGAGACCACGGGCGACGGCGACAAAGCGCGCGTGGATTGCTGGCCGTCAAAGATGATCGTCAGCCGTACTTGCAGCCGCACGAGGTCGAGCGTGCGCCCGACGACACGCCCCAAACCCGAGTAGCCGATTTGTCCTGGGTTGCTCGACCACGTCCACAGCGACGGATGCGTCAACCCGTCGAGCTTGACGACGTCGCCGACATCGGCACCGAACCACGGCGGCACGACAAACACAGCGGCTTGCGCGGTCTGGTCGTAGGCAAACCACCCCGCCGACATCACCGTCGCCTGTTGCACATACTTGGCGCGGTTCGTGGTCTGGATTGTAAACTCGGCCATGCGCAGGCCTTGCGCCTCGATCGTCGGCAGGTCGGACGCATAGATCGTGTCCTCGGTGTCGGTGTCTCCGTGCGGCAGGATGACCTTGATCGCGTTGGGTGCGTCGAGCCGCTGCACCGATTGCACGGGGTCGCCTTCGTGTGCGAGCAAATCCGCGTCGGTCAAATTAAACGGCTGCGCTGCCGACGGACTGTCGGTCGATATGACAGTCAGTTTGATCTGCGGGCTTGTCGCTGCCGTGATGTCTCGATCGAACTTGGACACAACCGCCAAACGGTTGAACCCGAGTATGCCACCGTACATATCGGCAAAGGCCTTTTCTGCAGGCTGTGCCGTGCCTTGTTCGGTGGTGTCGTTGAGTGCGCCATGTGCAAACGACACAAGATTGATGCGTGTTTCTGGGATCCCGTATCCTGCGCCACGTCGCAGGTTGTCGTACGTGCCACGCAATGCCGCGGTGCCGGAGCTTTCCAGCGTCTCAAGCATGATCTGGCTGTAGTATGCCTGCGACGATGTGGCGATTTCAGCAGTTGCCCCCACGATCTCTTTTCCCGAAGTCGGATTTGCCGCAAACCACAGATACATGCGACCGTTCGACAAGGTGCCGTTGATGTAGGAATGTTCTACACCGTCGATTGTTACGTTGCCTTCTGGTTCGATTGCCGCAAGTTTGGGGTCGTCGAGACGTATTGCCAACGTGTATACACCGGGATTTCCTGAACCTTGAACAAACCACGGCGTGCCGTACACGTACATGAGCGGCAACAGAGTGTGGTCTAGGTGCAGGCCTTGACCCGCCGCTTTGTATGACCCCCCTGCAAACTCAAGATTGACGGCAAACGATACCGTTTGTGCCTGCTTGCGGAAGTCGATTACAAACTCATGCGATAAAGGGGCAAACTGAATGGCATCTTGCTTGCGCCAAAACCCGCCCCAGATATGCACGTTTGCGCCAGAAGCGATGGCGGTCGCATTGAACTGCGTTTCAAACAGCGCCCGCGCCTCGGCTGTTGAGATGGTGTCGCCTGTGACGTAGCCTGAACCTGCAAACGGCGAAAAGGTAAAGCCAAACGACCATTGCATGTTGCCGTTATTGTTGTACCCAGCGGCAGCAATATTGCACACAAGCCCCAAATCGACGACAGCCAAACCACCTATGGACTCCACAACGCCGGTAATGGCGGGAGCAAGCGCGGCGTCGAGTACGCGATCCAAGGCCTCGGCCTCGAACGCAAAGCCGTTTTGCGTGCGCGCAGGCCCGCCTGTGATGCGGCCGCGCCACACCTCGCGCGCGTCGTCCAACAGGTCATTGCCTGGCACGTAACCGTTGGGGGCGACGGGTACCGCGTACAGCGTCACAGCGCGCCCTCGCCAATACCTCGGACGGTCGGACACAACCTGCGAGGACGTGCCCAAACCGTGGGCATACGCGATGCCGTTGACGCCGCGGGCCGAAAGGTTGAGCACGCCCGCGCCTGTACCGGAAAGCGTGACGTGCTCAAGCCCAATCCACGCGTCCGACGTGAACCCCGACGAGCTGTCGACGGACAGACTTGTCGCCGTTGCCGATGCGTTTGCCGTCAGCACCGTTTGCGCCGACGGCTTACGCAGCCAATCCCGCGTTGTCGCGGTGTCGAGGAGCTCGAACGAAAGCGGCGGCGTCGACGGTGTGCCGCGCAACCGGTCGATCTGCTCAATACCGACGGGACCAGAACGGTCGACGGACAACGCCGCAACCTCGACGGTGTACCCTGTCGGCAACGACTTTCCCGTCGCAACCTCTGACCACACGACAGGGATGCCTTCGACCAGCAGAAAGTAGCCTGGCGAAAAGCCGTACCGCGTTGCGTCCCACACACTCATCGCGGCACCCCCACCAAGAACTCGGAACTATACCACCCCTCGGACTGTTGGGCGACCGGCGTCGAGCCGATGACAAAGCCGTCGACGTAGCCTGCGGGATTTGTCGCGCTGTAAGCGTTGAGCGCCGCGCCGCTGTTGGCCTGGTATACGCGGATGCGTCCCGACTGCACCCACCCTTGGCCGTAAATCAACGAATTGATTTGATCCAAATGCACCGTGATCCTGTGGATTTGGTGATTGCCCCACACTACGGCCGCGGTCCTGCCGTGACGGTACCGCGCGAGCTCGATTTGCGTCCAATCCTCGGCAGGCTCCACCGTCGCCCCGATGAGCTCGCAACGGCCTGTCGGCGGCTCTGCACCAGTCCACGACGTGCCCGTGCCACCGTAAGACGTGAAACCGACAAACAGCGAGGTTTGCGCGGACAAAGCGGGATCCCAAGCATACAGACCGAGCGCCGTTTCCAGCGTTACGCGCCGTGTCGCGGGGTTGTAATAGAAGTTCCACGGCGCACCTGCAGGTTCGGCCGTGTTCATCGCAGCTTGCCACGACGCCAACAAATCCGTAAACCGCTGTGGCGTCGACGGTCGGACATAGGTGCCCGTCAGCGTCGCAAACGTCTGCACGGTGTCGATCGGGCACGTAGCACCGCTGCCACCCTCGGAGTACGCGTAGGCCTCGATGTATGCGCCTGCCATGCCTACGGCCTCCTGCGGCTTGCTTCAAGGCTAAACCGATACGTCGTGTCCTCGCGCGTCCTGCGCACTTCACCGAGCGACACGTCGGCCCACGAACCTGACCATGTGATATACACCCACGCCACTCGCGGCGATGTTGCGGCGGCAAGCACCGACGACAACCGCGCAGCGTCGATTGCTTTGCCGATGCCTTCGATATCGAACCCAAGGTTGGCAAGACCAATCGACCCAGGACGAACCGAGCCGTTGCCCGATGCGTCGCCTTCGGCAAGGTTGCCCAAATCATACCGAACAGACAACGGCGGCTCAGGCGCCCACGTGCCCAAGGCCGCCGTCGTGCCTGTCGCCGTGTTGACGTATGCGCCCGCGACAAATCCAAGCGCCGCAGATGCGCCGCTGTTCAGCATAAAGCCCGTGTTGTATCGCAGCACAAGCAAAGCGCCCGCCGTCGAGTCTTGCCGTTGCCACGTCCACGACCAGCCCGACCCCCACGGCCGCGAGCTCGTATCGTTCAGCCACTGCACAAGCGCCGCGACAGACTCAAACGCCGATGTGGCCGTGTTGGTGTAGGTGTCGACGCCTGCGCCAACTGTGACAGTCAGCGACCACGACCACCCCGAGCTTGTGCGCAGCGACAGCATCAGACCCCCATCGCCATGCGCGGCGACCACCCGCCCGCGCTTGCCGCCTTCTGTGCCTTTGCCACGCTCTTGCCGATTTCGTACGGGGTTCCGAGCGGGGCGTTGAAGTTGATTACAGTCGTTGCGCCGCCACCGCCTCCGCCGCCACCGCCGCCGCCGCCGCCCATGCTCGGCGTTGCAGCGAAGCCGCCTGCCGACCCTGCAGACGGTGCCGACGCGCCGCCGCCGATAACACCGCCCGCGGCCGCAGCATACAACGCCGCCGCACCTGTTGCAGCGATGCCTTGTGGGATCTGACCGGTCGCAAAGTAGATCGCTGCTTGGGCCGCAGACGTTAGTGCCAAGATAGCTGCTTTCTCTTTCTCGCCTTCAACCACGGCAGACGCAACGGCGCCAACGGATCCGACAATCGCTTCGGCTCCGACGCCTTCGCCTTTCCACTGTGCCGCGAGCTTTTGGCTTTGCGATACAACCTCGCCGAGCGCGCGCCCGATGCCGTTCTCGCCCGACAATGCAGCGACTGCAGGTCCGACCAAATTGTTGACGGACTCCCACGTGGCCCGCTGGGTATCGGCAAGTTCTCGGTTCTTTTGCTTCAACTTTTCGATGCGGTCTTGTTCGGCTTTGGCAACCGATTGTGCCTGGGCCTCTCGTTCTTTTGCGATGCGGTCGTTTTCATCGGCAAGCGCCTTCTGCACCGTCGCGACTTCGTTAGCCGTCTGGAGCTCCAGCGCCGCAAGCTTCTTGACCCGCGCAACCTCGGTAAGTTCGGACGTCTGCGACAACACCTCGCGCTCGTTGGCAGCCTTGCGGCGGATTTCTGCGATCGCCAGCTCGGCACGCTCGACACCCTTTGCCGCTGCAATCTTTGCAGCCGCGAGCTCCTGCTCTGCTTGTTCTTCGCCCTTTAGGAACTTCTCAACGGTCTCCAACGTTTCTTTGCGGCGGTCCTCTTCGGCCTTCTTCTCTTCTTCGCGGCGCCTGCGGGTCTCTGCCGCGGCCTTGTCGGCGGCTGCCCGTTGCTTTGCAAGGCGAGCTTCGCGCAGGGCTTGGCCTGCCGCAGCGTCTGCCCGATCTTCCGACTCCAGTGCAATGCGCTGCTTGATCAAATCCTGTCGGCGTTTCTCGGTGTCGAGCTCGCGTTGACCTGTGTTGACCCGCGCTGTGGCGAGGTCCGCAAGTTGGCTTTCCACCTTTGCCAAATCCTCGCCGCGCAATCTTGACCTGGCGTTGAGCCTTTCTCGCTGGTCTTGGATAGCGTTGATCTGCGCTTCCCGCTCCAAACGCTGGGTGCTGAAACGCACGGAAACGGCTTCGGCAGCGGCCAGTCGGTCGGCACGTTGCTTTGCCTGTTCCAACTGCTGCGCGCCGATTTCGAGATTGCGGCGAAGTTGCGTCTCTTCTCGCTGCAGCGTTGCAAGCTGTTCTTCCTCTTCGTCCTTGATCGCTTCCTGTTGCTTGATTTGGTTATCTAGGATCTTTTGCGCAGCCTTCTGGTTTTCGGCGATCTGCTCGTCGACTGTCAGTTTCTTGCTTACGACACCCAGAATGTCCGCGTTGACGCCAAGGATTTTGGCCGTTGCCTCTTGGCTTTCTTTGGCGTTCTCAAGTTCTTTGATGCGCGCGTCGATAATCGCCTCGCGCGCCTTCTTCGCTTCGCTGTAGAAATACGCAGCCGCGGCACCAGCAGCGGCCAACGCAATGCCGACGGGACCAAACGCGGGCCCAAACCCTTTGATCGTGGCTTCGATGCCGCCCGCCACATCCAGCAAACCTCGCATCTGGTCGCCGAGCAAATCGCCCGCGATGTCTTTGACGCCGCGCAAGCCCTGCTCGATGTCTCCCGATTTCTCGGCCACATCTTTGGCGGATACGGCCAGACCGCGAAACGAGCCCTTGACGTCCTCGACGACTTTGGTGGCGTTGTCCTGCCCGCGTAAGGAGATGACCTGTTCGATGCGACCCGCAGCCACGCTCACCCCCTGCCGTGTTCGCGCAACATCACGACACCATGCACGGCCCAGGCTGCGTACCTGTCAGGCCAACCTGCGAGCGGTGCAACCTCGGACAGTCTAGCAAGGTTACGCAAGCTTTGCACCTGCGGACTTTCCCACAGGCACAGCGGGCAGTGCGACCACGCCAATTCCGGGACGTCGGTATCGGGCATGCCGTGCGGTTTGCCCGTGCATCCCAACACGCTGCGGATGATGCCTGCGCGGCCCTGCAACCGCAGGAGTTTTGGCAATGCTGAGATGATGGTTTGAGGCTGGCCGCCGTGGCTTACTTGCCGTCCGTCGGCCCCTGCAAGTTTCCCGCTGTGGCAGCCCAGATCGCGCGGTAGAGTGGGAGCACGTACAACACCGACGGGCAGCCGAGGAATGCGTCCTTGCCTGCGGGACAATCGACGAGCCCGCGCGCGAGCGTCTGGCGGATGTTTTCGGTGGTGTCGTCCACGGCGTAGATTGCCTGGCACTCGAAGTAATCAAGGCTCTGGATCGTCCAATCGCCCGCAACGGACGGGACGAACTCGCCTTCGACAAAGGCAACGCGAAAGGGTTGGTGCGCAAGAATAGACTGCATGGGTGGTGCTCCATGTGTGGGGGCGTGGTGCTACTGTTCGCGGGGCGGGCGGCTGCACCACGAGCCGCCCGCCCCTACCTGTCGAGACTATCCCACGCCCATGCGGAAGATCGAGTCCAGCGGGCTGTCGGTGGTGGTCTCGGTGTGGATGGCGGTGTCGCCGGTGTAGTTGGTCGCCTCGACGTCGAGCTTGTATGCGAGGAACTCGCCGCGCTTCTCGGTCGCAACCGCGGTGAAGTATGCGGCCGGGATCAGGAACGCCCACGCGCGGCCGACCTTGCTGCCGACGTAGCACCCGATGGAGGTGGTAACGCCGCGTTCAAAGAACGACTGCCACTGATGGCTGCCCACGTTGCCCGCGTTTCCGGCGCTGTCATACACGGTGTCAGCGGTGTCGTGCAGCACCTGCACGGATGCACGGATCCGCGGGTTGCGGTAGGCAACGGCCGAGATGCCCTGCGACGCAGCGTGGCACACGATGTCGACAACCTCGATCGCGTAGTCCAGCGTGCAAGACTCCATGCCGCACTTCTGCGACCCAGCCAGCGACGCGTAGCCGTTGACGCTGCCGACGATTTGCGGCACGCGGTCGAAAGCGGCAGGGACAACCAAACCGCCCGCGGTCTTGTCCATCGCAAAATCGTAGAATTTGCCGTTGATGGTGACCGTCGGCACCTCGCCGCTGTTCCAAGTGACTTGGAAGCCCTCGACCACAAAGTCCTGCATAATGTACGCCAGAGTCGCGTCTTGACCCGTGAATTTGATCGTCATCGGGATCTGGCTGTAAGCCGCGGCCGACAGCCAACCCGTGGCGGTGCCGTAGTTGTCGGCGGTGTTGCTGTTGACTGCGTTCTTCGACGCCTCGAACAGCGTGACCACGTTGCCCGCGGCCGACTTTGCAAAGCCAAGCTGCAGGGTGGTCGATGTCGGCGACTCGGCCGTCAGCACAAGATCGCCCGCATCGACGTCCGCAAACGCACCAGGCGCATCGTAGGTGATCGCGGTCGTCGTCGCCGACGCCACGCCCGAGGCTTGGTACGTGCTGTTGTTCATGTGCGCCCCGTTCCAAAAGTTGGCGGCGTTGGCAACCGCGGCAACGTTGCTGCCGAGCGCGTTGGCAACAAGGCACATCCAAGGAGGGATCACGCCTGCGCTGCCAGGGTTCTCAAGCGTCGGATCGTATCCGGACTTCAACCCCTCCAGCGGGATCTTGAAACCGAACGTGCCGCTGCGGCGACCGATGACGCGCTCGGGAGCGGCGCCGATCTGGCCGGTCAGCAAGGCGAGCTCGGTGACCGCGGTGTCGAACGAGAACGACGGCGCCTCGCACTTGACCGTGCGATAGTCCGCGCCCGTCATATTCGGGTTGCCGAAGCCCGAGATCTGCGGCGCAAGCGAAACACTGTAATCATTCCACGTAGCCACAGTTCACCCCCTCGTCCAATGCACCGTTGCGGTGCGTTCGCAAATCAATGCCCCATCGCCGTCTGGCGAGATGTCGCCCTCTGCAAGCTCGACCCGCAGCGCGTTGCCCTGCGCGGACCACGCATAGATTGCCGCGGCGATTGTCTCGCTGTCGAGCAACGCGCGTTCGTACGCTGTGCGCTGGCCTTCTTCGGCCTGCCCGATTGCGTAGATCACCGACAACGAAACGGTGGTGCCCCAGTCCGTACAGGTCGAGCCGGGCAACAGACGGATCGGTGGCGACGCGGTGACAAGGACCGCGCGCGTGCTGCGACGAACAGGCGCACCGAGGGTAAATGTTCTGAAAGTGTCATCCTCGGACACAGGGTCCGACGGCGACGCGGCCTCGATGGCTGCGCGCAGGCTGTCGAGCAAATCGACGATTGACACCATCACCGCACCGCCTGCAGCGTGTAGATTGCGCCAGCGTTCGGGGTGCTGTCGTCGACGGTGCCGGTTGCGTTGCTGTCGTAAGCCGCAGCCGTCAGCGCCTGCGCCATCGCATCGTCGAACGCAAAGCGCAGTTCGCGCATTGCTGCGATTGCGTCTCCGCCTGGGTAGACGCCTTCTTCGGCAAGCGCGTAGCGGATGCCTTGTCGCGCCGCCTCGTCAAACACAAGCGGCGACAGGTATAGCCACGGCCGACGCCCCGTCCGCAGGATTGCCGATCGGATGCGGTCGTTGACGACAGCCGCGACGCGGTCGCAGAACGCCTCGGACTTGCGCTCTTGAAACGTGTTGGCAAGCGTGCTGCGGACGTCGGCTCCTGCAACGGGAGCAAACCACGGCCACCGCACGACGGCGGCTTGATAGGATGCTTGGCGGCTTTCGGCGCCGCTGCTATATGCCCACACAATGCGGTAGCCTGCGCCGATGTTAGCGACACCTGGCGCCGTTACTACCGCTGAGATTTGTGTTGCCTTGACCGTCGAGCCGTTATCCACCGCGACGGGCAACGCATCGACCAGGTGGGCGGTGGTGCCGTCGAGCCGCGCAATCCGCGACACGTACACGACGCCGTCCGACGTGATAGCGATCGGCGCACCGACCGCAAACCCGACTGCAGACGTCAGCACAAGCGCGGTCGCGGTCGTGCCTGCTGCGGTGGTCGTCGACGCGGTGGGCAGGGTAACCGCCGACGTCGACAGCTCGGTACCGTCGGGCTTGTACACTTTGCACGTCGCCGATGTGGCGACAACGCCCTCGGCGTCGGCGTGCACCACGGTGGTAGAGGCATCGTATTTGATTTCGATCTCTACCACCGCAGCACCCCCTTACGCCGACGCCGAGGACATCACCTTTCGCACCTTAGGGGACGTTGCTGCCGATGATCCCGTACTCGTACGGGCTCTTGAAGAAGCAGCAGTCAACCTCGGCCACGGCCTCGTAGAACAGGCCGTCAACCGACAGAGCGATACGCGCCGTCGGGTCGCTGCCGAGCGCCATGCCGACCGGGGCGTTGGCCAGGTCGATGAGGAACCAGTCGCGGTCGTCGGTCGAGAACGGCCACACCACGATATCGGACACGATGCCCTTGACGAAGTTGGACGCGTTGTCTTGGCCCGACAGCTGCGACACAACCAACTCGTGCGCGACCTTGGCGTTGGCAGGCGAAACCACCAGCACCAGACCGCCGTTGCTGCCGAGGTGCAGCGGGATGCCGCGGTCGCTGCGGTACTGCAGCATGAGCTTGATCGCCGCGTTCAGCGAGGTCTCGTCGAGCGCCGAGGCGACCAGGTTATCCTGAGTCGCGCCGCCTGCCAGCAGCAGACCCGTGTCCAGGTACTTCTTGCCCGCGCCGACCAGACCGTCGCCGACACCTTGGCGAGGGTGATTGGCGGCGAACAGACCTTCGAGGCCGTCGAAAAACAACTTATCGAAGGTCTTGATCGCCGACTGCGCAAGCTGGGCGCCGAGCTGCTCGAACCCGTAATCACCGTTGACTGTGTGGACAGGCGCAATGTGCTTGACAACCTTCTTGGTAACCGTGTGGCTGGCGGTGAAGGTAAACCAGTCGCTCAGCGCCTGAGTCGTGGCGGTGTTCGTCAGGGTCGCGCCGATGGCGCCGAAAGCGCCGCCGCCAATGTCGACCGTGCGAGCGCCGCCCGTCGAGATGATGCGGCCCGCGCGCTGGACGAGCGGGGCGGTGTTGGTGAGACCCTGAGCGAACGAGGTCTGAAGGATGCGGTTAGCGTTCTGCGAGCTGGCCATAGTAGAACCTCTTGCGGCGTAAAGTTGCCGCTCAAAGCCCTACCTCGCCGGGCGCAACAGGCTCCGTGTCCTAGCCGCGACCGCGGTTGATGACCTCGCGCGGCATAACGCTTTCAGTGTAACGACCTGTCGCGATGCCGTCAATCATCATCCTTTGTCGCGCCGCCAACCGTTGTTCGTGGATTTCGCGCGGGATGACCCACACCTCAGCCGATGCCCACCCCTCGACGACGGGACGGCCGCCGAGGAGTTGGTAGCCTTTGCCTGCAATGCGGCGGCGTTCGGCCTCGATGCGGTCGGGCTTGGAGTTGAGATCGACGATCGCCACCGCCCACTTGGTATAGTCCAGACCCTGCACGCGGCCTGGGTGGGTCATCGGTCGATCGATGTCGACAGCCTTGAAGCTGGATGGATCGGGCAACACGATTGAGGTGTCGAAAGACTCGTCCATCGACGGAACAGGCTGCCGAGCGTTACGTGTAGCCATCTCAACCCCCCAACAGCTTGCGCAGTCCATCGCGCGAAATCAGCGGCGACTTTTCGGCGCCTGTGAGAATACGTGCAAGCCGCGAACCCTGCGGCACGTCGTACGGTGTCGACTGCGCATCGGCGCGGCGGACGAACTCGGGATTGTCCTTGGCCCACGCTTCAAGCGCGGCGGCGCCCGTGGGGTCGGCGGGATCGACGTCAGGAACAAGCGCCGCGGCTTTCTCGAGGATGCCGAGCTTCGACATTGCGTCTTTGCGCCGCGTCTGCCGCAATGCATCGCGCTCGGCCTGCAGCGCCTTGCGGTCCTCTTCGAGTTTCTCGCGCTCGGACATTGCCGACCGCCGCGACTCTTCGGACGCCTTGGCCTGCTCGGCTTTCATCGCGGACAGCTCTTTGAGCTGCGTCTGCAGCGCCTGCAACCGCTGCTTGTACGCAGGCGGCTCGGGTGCCGCAGGCTTGGCCACAGCGGGAGCGAGTACCGACTTGGGTTGGTTTGGTTGTTCCGCGGCCTGCGGAACAGCTGGCGCCGTGGTATCTACCGCGGGTGCCGTCGCGGTCGCGACCGCGATGGGTGGTGCGTTTTCGGACATGTCCTACCTACTGCGGCGACAACGCCGCCGCGAACTCTCTACCCGTTTTTGAGACTGCGCGCAAGGTGCCGGGATCTGCGCCTGTTGCTTTCGACAGCCACAGCAACACCGCGTCGTGCGCACCGTCTGCCAAATCCCGTTGCAGCTCCGCGGACGGCTCCAGCAAGTTGGTGTTGCGATAGGCAAAAACGGAATATGCTTTCAGGCGGTTTGGCACCTTCTTGGACACGACCTGCAACCGCCGTTTGCCGTCTTTGTATTCTTTGCCAATGCGCGCGTATTTGACTTCTTGCCCGATCGATGTTCCTGCAAACTCGATGATTGCCGCGTTCGGCCCGTAGTTGCGAACCTTCAAACCGCGCCACATACCGCCCGTGCGGTTGTATGACGCATCGTCCTTCTTTGCCGTTTCGTGCCAGGCATTGGACGACGCCCAAATCCATCCGCCCTCGGGCAAGATGTGCACCAAACGCTTGGCACGTTTCCAGCCCTCGCGGTTCTGAAACCTCGAGCCGAGCGCCGCCATGTATTCGTTGCCGAGAAACTTTCGAGAACTTCGAGAGAACGTCAACTTGCGCTTGTCGTTGAACGCCTGTTCGCGCAGTGCCCGCGCCATCACCGTAGCGGCCTCGATTGCGTTGACCACCAACGGCCGAACAACGCCCCCATCGAGGAACGCAGACCGCGACAGTTGGACCGAAATCACACGACCACCACAGCACGCGGCTGAAATGCCGCGGCCCGCTGTACCATCGCCGCGACCTTTGCAGGATCAAGAAGCGGGAAAGCCAAAGTGATAACGGATGCCGCCGCATCGGGTGCAAGTTGACCAGCGCCAACCTGCTGCACAATCGCGACAAGCTGTTGCACCTGGGCGCCGTTGAGCGCGGTATCCTGCACCGGCGCGCCTTCTGCCAACACATCCTCGGGATCGACGTTGGAGGAAGGAACGTCGGACGGCGCCGCAATAGCAGACGCGGCAACAGGTGCCGCTTCGATGAAGCCAAGATCGCGCGCTTCTTGCAGGTTGGCGTCCACTTTGACGCGGGCAGCCGCAAGCGACAGACCGTCACGTTGCGCAACCTCCTCGACCACAGAACGCAATCCGAGTTTGACCGCAGCGGAAATGGCGGTGGTGTCGGCAACGGGATCGATCGTTGTTGCCGTGTCTTGCCACCGCAGGTCAACCGTCAGGGTATCGACGGGCAAAGCGACGATGCCCGTCAGGTTCAGCACTTGTGCGCTCAGCTTGGCTAGCTCGCGCTCGAACCGTTCCAGCACAGGGCGGATGCGGTCGCGCATTTCAGCGCGGGTTGCGTGCGCGAACAAACGGGCCGACACCGTTACCGCCGTGTTGACGCGCAGGAACGCCGACGGGTCGATGCCGAGCATGGCACAGTAAAGCTTGATCCGACCTTCAATCCACGTGGTCAGCTCGGTGACGGGAAGTTGCCCCTGCACCACACGCAGCGCAGGACCGGGCGCCGTCGGGTCGCCTGAGCGCAACAGGGCAACGACCTTATCGGGACCCACTTGGATCTGCTCGGTCATCTGCGCGATCGTTGCGTTTTCCAGCACCTTTTGCGGCCAAGCACTGTGGCGGATCACGAGCTCGGTTTCCGACTCAAGCAAGCACAACGCAATTTGCAGGTTGTGGACAGGCTCGTTCAGCGGTGCCGCCCACCTGCCCAACTCGGGAGCGACGCGGTGGCCCAGCACAAGCGGTACCGTGCCGAAAGGATGCGAGCCGTTGGGTGCGTAAATGCCGATCTTGCTGCCGCGCACGTACCGCCATGCCTCGGTGCGGGTCAACTCAATCGTGCCCCACGTGATGACGCCCGTGTCGGCGTCGATGGTATCGGGAACGGTGATCTTGACTGACTCCCATCCCGCGACGTCCCACGGCCGCAGCGTGTCGAGGATTTTGGGCTCCATCTGCCATGGCGACACGGGCAGGATAGAAATGCCTGCGCCGTCGGGCAGCACCATCGCCGCCATGGTCTGATGCACCCACAACCCCGACTCGACCACCGACATCGCTGCGTCCGCGCGGGCCTCGTCGTACACCGTCACCATCTTGCGCCAAGCAGCCTGCGGCAGCGCCTGCGGATCTGCGGGCGAAAGGAACCGCCGCACAACGGGGCGTTGGTACAGCCCGCCGAGCTCTTCGACGTACCGCCGGACGAACGGGATCTTGCGGATCGGCGCGTCGGTGTTCGGCAGGTGTTGCCGCAGGTATGCAGGTATCGACGAGAAGTCGAGCCGCAGGAGCTGGTCGAGCTCCTGGCCCTGCTGCTGTGACTCGGACACATTGTAGAGCGACAGCGGCTGCAACTGCACGGGCATCGGTGGACCTCCGCGCTACAGCATACCGCGCAACCCCTGCGCCTGCAACGTCAATGCACCGACCGCGACGACCACCCCGGCCGCGATGCTTCGGGCGGACGGTCGGCCGTTTGCCGCTGCTGCAACCGCTTGCCGCCGTGCAGGTCGGTGAAGTCTGCCGACGCCATTACCGCGTAACGCAGCGCGTCAACAGCGTGATCGTGAATGTTGTCTTTGCGCGGCCTGTTTGTCGGCTGGCCGTCGTTGTCGAGGTAGTACGTGTACCCGCGCAGCGCCGGCACAATGCCAGCCGTCGGCCCCTGCACCGTCTGGGACAGCGAGTGCGAAAACACAAGCGCGGGCTCGCCGTCCAACGGATCCATCATATCCCGCATGCACTCCAGACCGCGCGTAACCTGCTGCTCTTCGCGCGACTCCATCCAGCGAACTTGAGTCGAACGCCACCGCGCTTGCAGGTCTTGGTTTTCGACAGGTGCCGCACGGTCGGCGCCGATACACCGCGGCGGCGAACCGCCGTGCGACAGCATCCACTTTTGCAGGCGGTCTTGGAAATGGCCCCGCGGCATGCCGTCGCAAACGAGCTCGTCGGCGACAACCCATTGCCCGTCGGGTCGCACCTGCGCCATGACCGCGACGTGGTGGTCCTGCCCGCCCCAGTCGACACCGTACACGCGCGGCAGCGTGAGATGCTCCCGCCAGCTCCATTCAACCAAATGCCGCGACTCGAGCGACAGCACCGTATGCAGCGGCCGCAAAACCTTGCCTTCGACTTCTTGCTGATACCGACGGCGAGACATCGCCGACAAGCTGTCGAAGAAGTGTTGCGGCAGGTAGGGGTTGTCGAACGAGGTCGCCGAGGTGATGCGATACGCGTCCCACGGTGCCGTGGTCGTGCCGCGGCCTTTGGCTTCTAGATAGCTGCGCTGGGCCTCGACAAACTTGCGGGTGATGCCGCGCATGCCGTTGGGCGATGTGGCGACAAGGAACCCGGGACATGGACCGTGGCCGCGCAGACGTCCCGTGATAACAGTCCAAATCTCTTCGGGGTCTGCTTCGCTCCATTCCACTTCGTCGGCTGCCGCCCAGGTCAGCGTGAGACCGCGTAGTTTGGAAATGCGGTTGTACGGGCGGAACCAGATCACCGAGTCGTTCAACAACCGCAGGCAAGCGTTTCCCTTGTCGTAGTCTTTGATCCAGTTGACCTTTGACTGGTCCTGCATTTCTTGCAGGCGGTCAAACAGGTTTGGCAAAAGCACGGTGCGCAAGTCGATCTCGGTACGGCCGAGCAGCGCACCGACCGACCCAGGGTTGCGCAACGCTCGGACGATTGCCGCGCACGTCAACGCATGCGACTTGCCCGAACCGACACCGCCCAGGAACAGTTGAAACAGACTGTCGCCGAAGATGAAATCGGCCTGCTTGTCGTACGGCTTCCATGCCTGCGACAGGTCAAGTGCTACTTGCACGGCCACCCCGTGGTTCTATTCGGTGTCGATGATGTCGCCGATCTTGGCGTCGGTCTTGCGCGCGCCCCGTCCGACGGGCGGTGGCGGCGGTGCAAATCCGCCCCACGTGATAGAAATCTGGGCGCCCCCTGCCGAGGCCTGCGCGGCTTGAAGCTGGACGACCGAGGTCGCAAAGACTCCCAGCTTGTCCCAGCCCGTCAGCTCGCGCTCGGCCGTGAGGTCGCCCGACTCGACGAGGCTCCGCAGTTTCTCGACGCGGAAAGCAAGCAGGCCCGCGAGATCCGACGGAGACAACGTGCGCTCGCCAAACGCTCGGATGCGCGCAACCGCCGAAGCCGACAAAGTATCGTCGGCGCACAGCATGTCGACGAGCGGACGGCCAGTCGCAATATCCGCAACAGGCTCCGATGCCTCGATTGCGCCCCGCACGGCGTCCCGTTTCGAGGCTCCGCGGGCGGCCGCTTTGGCCTTAGGCTTTGTTGGCTTACGGCCTCCGAGCATAACCTACCGCCTTCTTTGCTTTTTCTTCGAGCGATTGCAGAAAATGTGCGGCGGACGGAAAG